TGCCCTTTCCTACTTATGCTGTGTCCACCGAACTGGATGCTGTAAATCAAATACTTAGCTCAGTGGGACAGGCTCCTGTCACCACACTAGATCTTCAGAATCCAGAAGTATCTATTGTCCTTAATACTCTCCGGGAAGTTAACCGTCAAGTTCAAGCTGAAGGTTGGATCTTCAACACGGAACGTGAGTACGAAATGACTCCCGACAGCTCTACTAATCAGATTGTATATCCGTTCAACATGCTGCAGATTGACACCAATCAATACCAGCATAAGAACAGATATGATGTGGTACGTCGGAGTGGTAAACTCTATGATCGTCTGCATCATACCTATACGTTTACTGATCCTATTAAAGCTGATGTAGTTTGGTACTTTGATTTCACTGATGTACCTCCTGCTATTCAAGCTTATATTACTGCCCGAGCGGCTCGCATGTGTGCTACCAAGATGATTGGTGACCGTGAGCTGAATGCACTTCTCCAAGAACAAGAATTTAACACAAGAGCAGCTGCCATTGAATACGAATGTAATCAAGGTGACTACTCTATGTTCGGGTTCCGAGATGGTGAAAATTATTACAATAGCTATCAACCCTTCCAAGCATTGATGCGATGAGTACTATAACCCAAAGGATTCCCAATTTTCTTCGTGGTATTTCACAGCAACCTGATAACCGTAAGTTTCCTGGACAACTTAAGGATTCTGTGAATGCTTTCCCAGACTATGCACTTGGTCTTCTCAAGCGCCCTGGTGGTCAATATGTAAATGAACTATACGGCGCTACTCCTGAAGGTAAGTGGTTTTCAATCCTTAGGGACCAACAGGAAAAGTATGTAGCCCAATATGATGACTACACTTTCCGTGTGTGGAGTCTTATCGACAGTGCTTTAGGTGACGCTGGTTCGCCCCGTGCTGTAGACATGGGAACTGATACAGGTGTTCCAGGTTCCTGTAAACTAGAGGATACACTTACTATTACTAATGCAGGTTCTAGCCTAACAAATGGTACTTTTACTAATTTAGCTACTGCTACAACAGGATCTGGTACAGGATTGACTGTTGATCTTGTTATTGCGAGTGGTGTTGTTACCACAGTAACCATTAACCAATATGGTTCTGGTTATGTTAATGGTGACACTATTACAATGAGTAACACTGTTACATATCCCAATGTTGCATTTTCGTATGATGAAGGATTAAAAACCAGGCTAAACACTTATAATAGTGCGGTAGAAAACACTGCTGCTAAACTTGCTCTTCTTCATGCTGCTCAAGCAACTTATGCAGAAGTTCTTGCTGGTCAAACAGCAACTCAAACTGCATTGTTTGAAGTTTCTTACACCTATCCTACTGGTCAAGTAGATCAAGCACTTAAATCGGGTATTCTTAAGAATGCAAGCGGTGTTTACACTGTTAAGAACAATGATACTGTTGTTAGTGTAAGTGCTACCCTTCCTGCTAACTATGCATTAGGTACTGAGTTTACTGATGAATATCCGCTGCTAGCTGCTGAAGGTTACCGTGTCTACCAAGCTATCCTGACTGTTGCTGCTACGCATACTGCTGGTGATCTAGCTACCGCATTAGCAGATATGAACACAGCACAAACTAATTACGATAACGCTGTAACTGCTGAAGCTTCTGCCAAAACTAACTATGATGCAGAAGTAACAAACTGTACTATTGCCGCTACTCCGGCTAATGGTTATTTGTATGGTGCTACTGCTGATGATATTGAGCTACTTACTCTGAATGACTACACCTTTGTTCTGAATAAAGCAAAGACCGTAGCTCTTAAGGCAACGACTTCTGCTACACAGCCTTATCAAGCCTTTATTGTTCTTAGAATTGTTGGTACTGGTCATTATAAAATCTATCTTGATGGTACGGAACGTGCTACTTACAATGCAGGTACTGGTGGTGATGTAGATGCTATTATAGCTGATTTGAAAACAGATATTGATGGTCAGACATTTGGAGGAACAACTTATACAGCAGTTGCTGTCGGTCCTGGTATTTATATCAGTGCTACAGCTGCATTTTCAATTCGAGTAGTTGGCGGTCCATCTGAAAATGCTATGGAAGTATTTCAAGATAGTGTGCCTACTGTCTCAGATCTTCCTCTTCAATGTAAAGATGGTTACGTTGTAAAGGTTGTCAACACTCAAGACATTGATGTTGATGATATGTACGTCAAGTTTGTGGCGGATAATAACGCTACTTACGGTACTGGTGTCTGGGAAGAAACGATTGCTCCTGGGATTCAATACGAGTTTGATGAGCTAACTATGCCTCATCAATTAGTACGTCAGGCTGATGGTTCATTTACCTTTGGTCCTGTTACTTGGGAAGATCGTTTAGTTGGTGATGAATCAACAAACCCAACTCCTAGTTTTGTTAATAGCAAGATTAACAACCTTTTCTTCTATCGCAATCGTCTTGGATTCCTGTCTAATGAAGCAGTTATCCTTAGCCGAGCTGGTGATTACTTTAATTTCTGGGCAACGACAGCTTTGACAGTTACGGATGATGATCCGATTGATATTACTGCTGCTTCTATTAGACCAGTCAATCACCGTTACGTCCGTCCTACCAGTGTTGGTCTTGTTTTGTTCAGCGATACTGAGCAATTCCTTTTGACTACTGATGCTGATATTCTCAGCCCTAAGACAGCTAAAATTAACGAGTTATCGAGTTATGAGTGTGACCCTGCGGTTGATGCAGTTGGACTCGGTTTAAGCCTTGGTTTTATATCTAAGACGCCTCTTTACACTCGTTTCTATGAGATTTCTGGTATTAGTACTGATAGACCACCTAATGTTTTTGAACAAACTAAGATTGTTCCCGAATTAATCCCTCAAACAATTAATAGTTTGATTGCCTCTCCTGCCTTGTCCCTCATCTCTTTGGGAACTACAGGGAGTAAAACAGTTTATCAATATCGGTTCCTGGAAGGAGCTGGTGATCAACGAGCTTCTGCTTGGTATAAGTGGGATCTGACTGGTACGTTGCTTGACCAATTCTTTGATAATAACATCTACTACGCTACAATTAAGAGTGGTACTAATGTTTACGTTCAAAGTTTTGACCTGACTCAAGCAAGTGAAGAAGGTTTCCTAACACTACCTACTGGAGAAAAGACTGATGTTTGCCTCGATCTTTGGAGTACTAATCCTTATCGAACCTACAACTCTTCTACTGACACAACTCGCATCTTCTTACCGTATGATTCGGTTAGCGGTGGTACGTTGTCTGTAGTGGTCCTAGGAGGCTACATAGGCGACGTTGCAGGTGTAGGTAGTCAATCGGTAGGCTCAGTACTTTATCCCACCGTACAGGGCTCTACAGGTGCCTATTACGCTGATATTAATGGCGACTATCGTGGGCGTGATCTAATCATTGGATACATCTATACGATGACTGTTGAACTTCCTCAGTTCTTTGTAACTCAGTCTGAAGGTCAATCGGCTTCAACTGACTTTACCTCTGATTTGATTATTCATCGCGTTAAAGTTTCCACTGGTCTCAGCGGTCCTGTGAAGTATCAAATCACTATTACTGGTCGTCCTGAGTGGAGTAACACCATTGAGGCTGTTGTCCCTTACAATTATACGTTGAACAATGTGAACATGGCAGCTGATGCTGTTCACACTGTACCGATCTACCAACGCAATGAGAACCTCAACCTTAAGATTATTGGTGACTCTCCGTTCCCAGTTAGTCTGTTGAGTTTGAATTGGGAAGGTAAATATAACACTGGTTTCTATAGACGCTAATGACTACATCCACCCGTGGTTTTACCTTTAAACCAGCCACTATTAACGACATCTTAGAGCTAACCAGTCAAATGCTCCCAAGAGGATTGCAGGACTTTGAAAGAGTAGGTCAACATCCTGTTCTTTCGTTAGCTATGTACATCCATGAAGATGACTCCTATTTGATCTACGGACCTGATGGGAGTCTATATGGAGCCTATGGAATTTCATCTTATAATTCCATTTGGATACAGATGACAAACCAAGTTAAGAACAATCCTCGCACAACTGTGAGGTTTGGTAAAGCGTTAATGGAACACATTAACCGTCCTTATCTTTGGACTACTATTGATATAAAAAATACTGAACTAATTAATTTAGCTAGGTATTTAGGTTTTAAGGTTCTACGGGTGTTTCCAGATGGACCTGACAATGTTTACTCTATAGAAATTGTACGATTATGGCTCTAGATTACGCAGGCGGAGCACTTACTAATGCTTTTTCATCAGGCACTTCTGGTATAACTGGCGGCGGTTTTGGTAGCTTTGCTGGTGGCAGCTTTAGTGCTGGTGGTGGCGGTGGTCTATTCTCTAACCCTGTAGGTCTTGCTCTTGCTGGTGGTCAGCTTGCCTTTGGCATCGGCCAAATGCTCGCAGGCAACAGTGCCCAAGAACAGCAACAATTACAGCAAATCCGCCAAACTACTTACAATAACATTATCAATCAATACCGAGTTGAACAGCAAAACAAACAGATTGCTGAAGCTTTTGGTGCTAAGATTGATTTTGTTCGCAATCAAATTGAAAACAACTTTACAGCTGCTCAAGCCTCTTGGGTTTCAGAGCAAATGCGCCTTAATGAAGTTTATGATACTGCTGCTTATAAAAGTCAAGCAATGCAAAAACTTCTAAAAGAATCGCTTGGTACTGCAGCTGCTCGTGAAGTCTACGGTAAAAGTGCAAGGCGTGGTGCTCTTGTGTCTACCCTTGGTGCTTATGGTCGCACTCGTTCTCAACTTGTTGATCAACTTATGAGCGAGACTGTGGCTACTAAAATGAGAATGGAGCGTACTGAGGAGCAAAAGCGAGCACAAGATAAACTTGCTATTTCTCAAGTAGCTGTACTGCCGAGTGCTGCAACGTTTACTCCTACTTCTATTCCCAGCCTTTCTGGACCTGGTTTTGGTCAAACTGCTATGCAGCTGGCTGGTATTGGTATGCAAGCATTCCAAACTGGTCTTAGTGTTACACCTAAAGAAATGAAATTCCTTGGTATCCAAGGTTTAGCTTAATTTATTAAAATGGCAGAATTTCAAGAAGAGAGTCTATTTCGGGGTGCTGCTCAGAGCCAAGGCTTTGATCCAATGCAGGCTCCTGACACCTCTCGTTTCCTACGGGAAAACATGGGTCAAATTGACCGTAATTTTGAGCAACTAGAAAAAAATCAATTCTCTGAATTTGAAACTAAGCTAAAGCGTCAGCAGGATCTTCTTAATACTCTTGGGCAGTTTTCAACAACTGCGATGAAGTTTGCAGAGACTCAAGGCAAAGCTTACATTGATCAACAGATTATTGAAGGTCAGAATAAAGCACGTAGCCTGGGTAAATCACTTAACTATGGTATCCCTGCTGAAAAAGAGAATCAGTTTAATGCTACTTTAAATCAAGAGAAGCAAGTTCAGTCTCAAATGGCTGAGGTTGCTCTTGATATGGGTAAGCAGAATGCTCCTATTGAAGCAATCAACTACATCAAGGCTCTTCCTCAGTATCAACGTATCGGTGCTTATCGCACTTATCTAGCTAATAAAGGTAACACTTATAAAGATTACCTGGCAAACTTCCTTCAACGTGGAGACATTAATCTTCCTCGTCCTGGTGGCGGAACGTTTACTCCTCAGCAAGTCGATGACAATCCTGAGTTGCTGCAGATTGTTCAAAGTGCTGCTAGCCGAATGTTTATGGCAGAGGAAGTAGGTATTGGAGCAGACTTCAATCCTACTGGTATTGCTGCTAAACCATTGTATGAAGCAATGGATAGGGTCGATGACGAGTACATGAACAACATTCGTTTGCAGAAGTCTATTAATGTCTCTGCTGACATGGTTGCTCAGGCTCGTGAAACCTTTCGGGCTAATAAAGAACTTAATCCCTATCTATCTGCTTTGACTGGCAGTATTGATGAATACGGTAAAATGCGAGGCAGGTCTGCAGCTTTGGATGAAATCTTTAAAGAGATTCAAACTGCTTACTCGGCTGGTGATACCGAAATTCTAAACTCTCTGGGTCAACCTGTTGAGGGTGATCCGAAAGGTCAAACTTGGCGTCAACGATTTGCTAACCGCATTGAAGGTGAGAATGGTCTTAACGCTGCTATTGATGCAATTGATCGGCGCAACCGTGCTAAGTTAGATGAGCAAGAAAACGAAGAGATGAAGCAGCGTAAGCGCAGCTGGGAGGACGCCATGAAAGATATGGCAAGCCGAGGTGTGACGCTTACTGAGTTCCAACAGAAGAAGGCACTAGAAGATGCCATGAAGGAAACAGGTAAACCTGCTTCTGCATTCCCTTGGATCACTGATACGATGACCAAAGAGAGTCAAGATCGTGAACAAGAGCAAACTTCTCTTGATGATCTTCGTCGGAAGCGCGGTTATCTAATTGAAGCTGATCTGCGTAATGTCAGCATGGCTACGTATCAGAAATATATTTCGATTGTTCAAGAAGATCAACCTCAAGCTAAAATTCCTAAGCACTTTGAATCTGACGCAAACAGTAAGATCAATGCTTTGACAGATGATCACTTCAAAGTAACTGAAGGAGATGCGCCTAAAACGAATGAATGGCAGGATATGGCACGTCGGGCACGTGATGCTTACCGTGGGTATCTTCAGGACAACATTCGTTCAGGTATGAATCAGCAAGAGGCGCAGCAAAAGGCGTTGAATCGTGTTGAAAAGAACTTTAGTGTTAATACCTACAGCAAAGATCCTAACGTTCCTTCAACTCTTCGTTATAGAAAAACCCTTGGTTCTGCGCGTTTGACTATGGGAACCAATCCAAAGATTGACACTTATGTCTTCAACGGTACAGAAAATGAGCTTAAACAGCTTCAAGCTTATAGTAAAGGACAAGGTGAAATACCTAAACTTTATTATGACTTGGCCGTTGGTCAAAAAAATCTTACTGCTTGGGACATTGCAGCCGCTCAATATCGTGCAGCTGGATACGGAGAACTTGGGAAAAATGCTCAGAGGGTTCAGTATGAACGCCTGGATCCTGCAATACAAGCGGTCATTGATTACAAACCTAATGTAAACAGACTTAATCGAGCTACTACTTCAAGTTTTAATCCTCAAACTTCATCACTACCTAATCCCTTATTGAAACGTGCTGCAGATATTATTTCTAAGTACGAGTCAGCAGGTGCTGGTGGTTACAACGCAGTCAACCAAGGCGGTGAAGCTGGTGGCACTAAGATTCCTGCGGGTTTCTATTCAGGTGACTTCAGGAATATGCCTCAACACGGTGGACGTGCTCTTACTGATATGACTGTTGGTGAGATCATGGATCTTCAAGCTGATCCTGGTAAAACCAGAATGAGTAATACTGATTGGGTTAAGAAAGGTAAGCTTCATGCTGTTGGACGTTATCAATTTATTGGACCTACCCTAAAAGGTCTTGTACAGCGTCTTGGTATTTCACGTGATCAAAAATTCACTCCCGCTCTTCAAGACCAACTATTTCTTTCTCTTTTGAAAAGTGGTGGCCTTGGGCAGTGGGTTGGCCCTGCCACTTATGCTACGGCTGAAGAAAAAGCACTTATTAACCAAGCTAGATCACTCCTATGACTTATAGCAGTTTTGATCCGTCAAAAGTTCAGATTGATTCAGCTCTCAACCTTGGAAACCTGACGGATCGTATTAACCAAGAGGAAGAAGCTGCATTAGAGAAACCTACTCCTCAACCTGAACTTGATGAAGAACAGAAAAAGAAAGCAGCTAAGGAATATGAAAAAGAAAAAGCTGCAATGCCTGCTTGGCGTCGCACTTTAGAAGAAGGTAAGGCAGATCCTGATCTTATTGCTGAGAGTAATCTGACTCTTGAGCAAAAGGCACAAGCACGTATTAATGAAATGCGAGCTGCTAAACGCAGTATGCAACCAAGTCAATACGGTCTTTCGGAAAATACCCTTGAACTCTTTGATGCCATTAAAGGTGGTACTGCTAAAACTTGGTCATCTATTATGACCTTGCCTGAGCGTGTCGTTGACATGTCTACTGGCGCTATGCAGCGGGAAATCAAAGAGACTGGTAAATACCGTCCTGGGTTTGATCCTCTGGAATTGTCTGATTATGACCCTGGTCTTAAGACTTGGTGGGGCAAACTAATGGAAATGGGTGTTCACTTCACTGGTCTAGCCGGTGGAGTGAAGTCCATCCCTGGTGTTGGTGCTAAAGTTGCTGGTGGTGGTGTTGCAGCAGACATCGGTGTTGGCTTTGCTAGTGACATTGTTTCTTCTACTTCTCAAGAAGG